GAAAAGATCCACTGGGGTGAATGGGAAGCAAAGCTTCAAGAAGATGTCGCACAGTGGATGGATGGCAAACTTTCACTTGAAGAGAAGAATCACATCACACAGATCCTTCGTCTATTCACGCAGTCAGATGTGCAGGTGGGAACTAACTACCTTGAATACTACATCCCTAAGTTCAAGAACAACGAAGTAAGGGCAATGCTGTCTTCTTTTGTTAATCGAGAGTTCGTACATCAACGTGCGTATGCACTATTGAACGACACCCTTGGTTTACCAGAAAAGGAATTTGCATCGTTTACCTATGTAAAAGAGATGTCTGACAAACTGGAGTTCATGTCCGATATTGACGTACATAGTCACACAGGGGCAGCCCTAGCCATCGCTCGATCTGTGATGAACGAAGGTATGTCACTCTTCTCTGCGTTTGTCATGCTCTTAAATTATCAACGCTACGGCAAGATGAAAGGTATGTGCGAGATCGTTGAGTGGTCAGTTAGAGACGAAACGATGCATTGTGAAGGTATGGTCAAACTATTCCGTACCTTTTGTGACGAACACCCACGAGTAGTAACGGATGATTTTAAAGCAACTATCTATCAGATGTTCCGTGATGCTGTTGACCTTGAGGATAAAGTTATTGACCTATCGTTTACGATGGGCAATGTGGAAGGCCTCACGGCCCAGGAAGTTAAGCAGTATATCCGATTCATCGCTAATCGCAGACTTACACAACTTGGACTTAAACCCAATTGGGAAGAGATTAAGGATAACCCGCTTCCTTGGTTAGATTGGGTTTTGAATGGCACTCGCCACACTAACTTCTTTGAAGGAGTTGTTACGGACTACAACGCTTCAGGAATGGACGGAGATTGGGGGTGGTAATACACCCCTAAAGTCCCTTTATGGAACACGGAGGGTTTACATTTATATATGAGAGTCTTGTCGAATAACTTGAGTATTACCAAGGTCTTGCTTGATATGCTCAAAGAAATGTATCCAAACACCCTACCTGTTGACGACATTCCTGTCGAAAAACTTAGGTATCTACAAGGCCAACAGTCTGTAATTAACAAACTTGAGTCTTTGTACGAAGAAACTCTAGAGGAGAATTAGTATGTGTTTAGGAGGAGGTTCATCTAAACCACCACCACCACCTGCCCAAGCAGCCCCAGTAACAGCGAAGGCTCCAGAATTTGATACAGATGTATCAGAAAATGAAACTTCATCTGAGACTGCTGAAAAGAAGCGTAAAGGCAAAAAGGGACTTCGTATCCCACTGTCTAGCTCGGCAAACGTAAATAGCTCAGGTTCAGGTCTGAACATTCCAAAAGGTTAATATATGAACGAAGGCACTGGATGTGCGAAAAGATACGCACAACTTGAATCTGTAAGAGATGCCTTCCTGCAACGTGCAAGAGATGCTGCAGAGATTACTATTCCCACACTTATGCCACCAGATGGACACAGCGGGTCTACACTTTATAAGACTCCTTATCAGTCTGTTGGTAGCCGTGGGGTTAATAATTTAGCATCAAAGCTACTAATTGCCTTACTACCCCCAAATAGCCCATTCTTCCGTCTTACGATTGACGACTTTGATCTGCAGGAACTTGCAGGCAAGGATGCACGAGGTGCAGTAGAAGATGCTCTTGCTCGTATTGAGCGTGCAGGCTTGCAGGAAATAGAAGGCACTGCGATTCGTGTACCAGTGTTTGAGGCATTGAAGCAGTTAGTTGTTACAGGTAATGCGCTTCTTTACATGCCACCGAAAGAAAAAGGAATGAAGGTATTTCGCCTAGACCGTTACGTTATCAAGCGTGACACTATGGGCAATATCCTTGAAATCATTACCAAGGAATCAGTCTCACCGTTGATGCTACCTGAAGAGGTTCGTATTCAACTCACTGACCCTGAAGACAAAAGCACAAAGGACTATGAGTTATACACTCATGTCTACCTTGAAGATAACAAGTGGGTTATCTACCAAGAAGTTGCAGGTATTGAGATTCCTGAGTCGCGTGGCTCTTACCCGTTAGAACAAAACCCATTTATCCCATTACGTTTCATCCGCATTGACGGTGAAGACTATGGGCGTGGTTATGTTGAAGAATACCTTGGTGACCTTAAAAGTCTTGAGGCTCTAACCAAGGCTATTGTAGAAGGTTCGGCAGCTTCAGCTAAAGTGCTATTCCTCGTTCGTCCTAACGGAACAACGAAGGCCAAGAACCTTGCTGAATCACCAAACGGTGCAATCGTCACTGGTGATGCAAATGATGTTTCCACCCTGCAAGTGCAGAAGTCTAATGACTTCCGTGTAGCAATGGAAACGATGCGCTCAATTACAGAGCGTCTGTCCTTTGCGTTCTTACTCAACAGCTCCGTGCAGCGTCAAGCTGAACGTGTGACTGCAGAGGAAGTACGTTATATGGCACAGGAACTAGAGACTGCCCTGGGTGGTGTCTACTCGATCATGAGTCAAGAGTTCCAGATGCCTCTGATCCGTCTATTGATGGCTCGTCTAGAGAAAGAAGGCAAGATGCCTAAACTTCCAAAGGACACAATCAAGCCGACTATTGTCACTGGTGTGGAAGCACTTGGGCGAGGTCAGGACTTGAATAAGTTAGCTATGTTCCTGCAATACCTGCAACCGTTAGGTCAGGACATTATTGCTAGAGAGTTGAACGTAGATGACTACATTGACCGACTCGGTGCGTCTCTGGGTATAGACACTGGCGGTCTTATTAAATCGGCAGAGCAGAAAGCAATGGAAGCTCAACAAGCAATGGAACAGCAACAGCAAATGATGCTAGAGCAGACAATGGGTGGGATGGCACAAAGTGCTGCACCACAAATTGCCAAGGCTGTAGCAGAGGCAGGAACTAACCAGTAATGGCAGAAGAACTGAACACGTTTAACGAAACACCTGATGCACCTGAGGGTCATAACGAAGCTATGCTCGCTAAGGCAGAGCAACTAGAACAGGCTAATGACCCTTCACGCCCTGACTGGCTGCCTGAAAAGTTTAAGTCTGTCGAAGACATGGCTCAAGCTTATTCAGAGCTAGAAAAGAAGCTAGGATCAAATCAGGAAGAAACTCCTAAGGAAGCTGAAGAAGAACCTACTCCCGATGCAGATGCTACTGAGGTAGTCGATGTGTTGGATAAAGCAGGTTTAGACTTTGATGTCTTTCAACAGGAATACAATGAGAATGGTGGACTCTCTGAAGAAGCATACAAAGCTTTGGAAGAATCAGGGTTCTCTAAAACTCTTGTAGATTCATGGATTGCAGGGCAGGAAGCAATTGCCCAAGACATGACACAATCTGTCTATCAGACAGTTGGTGGACAAGAGCAATACACTGGCATGGTTCAGTGGGCAGCTCAATCACTTCCACCCGCAGAGGTTGAAGCGTTCAACCAAGCAATTGAGACAGGAGACGCTAACATTGTTAGCTTCGCAGTGCAGGGTTTATATGCACGGTATCGCTCTGAAGCAGGATCAGCTCCAAAGCTTGTAAAAGGTGAAGTAGCACCTACTTCAAGCGGGGCGTTTAATAGTGCGGCAGAACTGACAGCCGCTATGCGTGACCCCAGATACCACAATGACCCCGCTTATCGTCAGACTGTAGCTGAGAAATTAGCTCGGTCTAACGTGTTCTAACTGTCTCCTTTATATGCCCTAGCGTTATGTTAGGGCTTTTTTATAAGCCACAAAAGGCTTCAATAATAGCTTGCTAGTCAAGCGTAAACCAAAAAGCAAACCATTACAAACGATTACTTCTGGCCTCCTGCGGGAGACAACCTGAGAGAAAGGATGTAGTGCGCGGCTGAGTAGGAACAAAAACTCAACCATTCATTACTAAGAGGTAAATCCAAATGGCATTTCCAACAGATCAGGCCGTGTCTCGTCTCGGTCAAGTAAACGCAAGCGGTGACGCTCGCGCCCTTTTTTTACGTTTATATGCGGGAGAAGTTCTTTCAGCATTTGAAGAGCGTAACATCTTCATGCCACTTCACCGTGTTCGTACTATCCAGAACGGTAAGTCAGCACAGTTCCCATTGACGGGCGTTTCTGTGGCTAAGTACCACACTCCTGGGCAGTTGATCGAAGCTGACAAGATCAAGCACGCAGAGCGTGTAGTCACTGTTGATGACTTGTTGATCTCTTCAACTTTCATCTCAAACATTGACGAAGCAATGAACCACTACGATGTGCGTTCTATCTACACTCGTGAAATGGGTTATGCACTTGCTAACGCATCAGACAAGAACGTAGCACGCATCATTGCGAAGGCTGCTTCTATCACTGATGCAACTGCCGCTGCTGCTCAGTTCGGTGCGTCTTTCGGTGACGAAGTCTACACAACCAACGTCACTATCGGTACGTTGACTGCAGACGCTTTAGACGGTGCTAAGATTGCTAAGGCTATCTATGACGCACTTGAAGAGTTCGACAAGAAAGACATCACTCAGGAGAAGATCGTTGTTCTTCCTCCACAGCAGTATTACGCATTGTTCGGTGCAGACGCTAACGTCAATACTTTAGCGTACATGAACCGTGACGTAGGTGGTTCTGGTTCTATTGCAACTGGTGCAGCTCCTATGATTGGTGGTGCGCGTGTTGTTATGTCTAACCACATCCCAACTACTGATGAGTCAACTACAAGTGCAACGCCTGATCCTTTGACTAACGTAGGTGCTTACAAAGCTGATTACTCAGCAGTTCGTGGTCTTGTCTTCACTCAAGACGCTGCTGCGACAGTGAAGCTTCTCGACTTAGGTGTTGAGTCTGAGTACCAGATCGAGCGTCAGGGCAACCTGATGGTAGCTAAGTACGCGATGGGTCATAACATCCTTCGTCCTGCTTGCGCGATCACATTGAACGCTGCATAAGCAAACACAGGGGAGGCCTACGGGTCTCCCTTTTTTGTTAAGGAACTCAAATGTCTAAAGGCCTATACGCAAACATTCACGCCAAACGTAAGCGCATTGCTTCAGGTTCGGGTGAAAAAATGAGAAGCCCTGGGGATTCAGGTGCGCCCTCAGCTACTAATTTTAAGCAAGCTGCTAAGACAGCTAAGTACAAAAAGAAGAACTAAGCCATGCCACGGAAAGAACATGAAAACCCTAGTGGTGGCTTAAATCAAAAAGGTCGTGACTATTACAAAAGGACGGAAGGGGCAAACCTCAAAAGTCCAGTGAAGTCTGGCGACAACCCTCGTAGGTCTTCCTTTCTTGCTCGGATGGGCAACATGAACGGTGCAGAGCGTGGCTCTGATGGTAAGCCTACTCGATTATTACTAGCACTGCGTGCATGGGGTGCGAGTTCTAAAGCAGATGCTAAACAGAAGGCTGCGTCTATTTCACGCAGAAACAAGAACAAGGATACAGCATGACACCAACCACAAAGTTAGAGGCAGTAAACATTATGCTGTCAACTATCGGGGAAAGCCCTGTGAACAGCCTGTCGTCTGGCTTAGTGGACGCAGAGTTAGCAGAAACGATCCTTGAAGCTACGTCACGCGCAGTGCAATCAGAAGCGTGGCATTTTAACCGTGAATTAAAAGTACGGTTTACTCCAAATTTGAGTGGGGAGATTATTCTTCCAACCAACCTCCTGAAAGCTGACGCGAACTTAGATGCAGATAGCATCAACCGCCAGTCAAGTACAGGACTGCCTCTTGATCTCGTGCAACG